GTTGGCCTTGCGCTTGATCTTGGCTTCGACCTCGGCAACCTTCTGCGGATCTGCGGCGTTCATCGCATGCCTCCCCCGGCGCCAAGCCCTGCTGCCATGCGACTGAGCGCTGAATCACCGCCCATGTCGGTCTCGGAGAGAAGCTTCGCGCCCTGCGCCACCTGCTGCAGTTGCTCGGCCCGTTGCTGCTGCGCGATCTGTTCGGCGCGTGCCTGACGCACCTTCATCACGTCATCGTCGGGTCGCACGATCTTCGGCGGCACGCCAAGCATGTCCGCGTACTCGTCCACAACCTGGTCGAAGTCGAGCTTGTCGGCGATGTCGGGCTTTGCTGCGGCGAGGTTGCCTACGAATCCTACGAATCTCTCCAAGCCTGCCGTGGCCACGAGCTTCTGCGCCTGCGCCATGATGCTGATGTACTCGACCTTCAGATCCTGGCCGGCGATCTCGGAGGGCGGCTGGGGTAGCTCCCCGCGGCGAAGCATGATGGAAAAGGTCCGGTCGATCAGCGGGTCGAGCAGATCCTCGTTCTGACGCTCGAGCACCGGCCCCAGCATCAGCAGCTTCTCCTCGTGCCTCTCCTCGATCTCGCGTGCGGTGATCTGCCGGCGATCGGAGTTGGCGAGCATGAGGAAGAGGTCCTCGTAGAAGCAGCGCTTGACCCGCATCTGCGTGTCGTTGATGAGCACCTGGAGCTCCTGCAGGGGCATGCGCAGTTCGTGCGCCGGCTTGAACCCGGTCGAACCCTGCGTGGTGTCCACGTAGGTGATGTCGCCTGGAAGCAGGGAGGCTTTTTTATTCTGCATGGAGGTTGGCGCCCCCATCGGCGGGTTCACCATCTTGTCCACCGACTGGATCATGCGCCGCTGCATCGCCTGCAGTTGCTGGATGTCGCCCAGTGCGTCCATCCCGGGGGATTGCCCGTAGACGTCCTCGCCGGTGAGATTCCACCGCGGCGCCATGATCGGGAACTCGTCGAACCCGGATTCGTCGAGGAACTTGCCCTCTTCGTCCGAACCGATCTCCCAGTAGCATGACGAGAATCGCTTGTGCTTGGCCGCGAGCTTCTCCGGGTTGTGTTCCTCGTTGGGGTGGATCATGTGTGCCACGTCGATCCACACCTCGTAGTTGCCCGCGTCGTACTGCTCCTGCACCGAGCGTGAACAGTTCTCGTATCCGAAGCGCTGCACCAACTGGCGCACCGTCATCGCCCACTCGCGCACGAAGGTGTCCACGGTGTGCCGGTGAGACTGCGCGATGCAGTAGGACCCAATCGGGAACGAGTAGCACCGGATCACGTCCTGCTCGTCCTCGAGCACCGCCATGGCCGATGTGCCGAACAGGCCCTGGTCACAGTAGAGCAGCGGCAGCGCGTTGTAGAGGTTCGACTTGAGGAAGATCGTGCGCATCCGCTTGGTCACGTCATCGAGCCAGGACTTGACCGGACCGAACTCGGCGAGCGCTGGATCAGGCGTGGTAAGCGCGAACCAGGGGCGTGCGGGTGAGGTCAAGCCCGACATCATCCCCGCCATGAGGTTTCGCATGGCCAAGGTCGCGGTCGAGTCGATGATCTTCTTGTTGCGCCGGTCCCCCTTGTTGCGCTCCGAGATGGTGTAGCGTGCCCGGCGCGGCATCACGTAGTCGGAGAGGTCCCGCCAGTGCGGCATGAAGCTTTCACGCTCGGTCTTGAGCGACTGTCGCATCTTCTCCAGTTGCTGGCGTTTGGTCTCCATGCGGCGAGGTTATTGGCCGAGCAGCGTCTTGCCCATCTGCTGAAAGTTGTTCGGGGTGCCTTGACCATTGCCGCCGAGCCCGCTCGGACCCGTCAGGACGGTGTCGGACCGCCCGTATGCGGCGAGTGCCTGCTGACGAGCGCGGTTCTGCCGATCCTTCGCGTTGGTCGCCATGTCCTGGTTGCCCTGGAGATCTGCATCCCCGGGATTCTTTGGGATGTTGGGCTTGTTCTGGTTGGCGATGATTGCGGAAGAACCTGCGCCGATGACGGCGCTGGCAATGATTGCGGTTGCGACCCAAGACATGTCAGTTGCTCGTTGATTGGTTGAGTTGCTGCAGCGCTTGCTGGATCTCCAGTTCGTGCTGCAGGAAAGTCTCGCTCTTGACGATGAGCATCGCCTCAAGTTGCTCGATGTTGGTCTCGTCGGTGGGATGCACGTTCATCCACACCACGTCTTCTTCGATGTAGGCGACCTTGCGCGTTTTGGCTTTGGCGTGAACGACGCACGGTGCGACCAGTTGCCTCACCTGCCCGTCAACGAGCACGCGTGCCTTTCCGGCAACCATGATGCTGGCGTGATCGGTGGAGTGCATGTGTCCCACAACAATGGAACCGGCAGGCATGCGGCATTCGCGCACGTAGACGCCGGGCGCAAAGTGGTGCGTCACCGGACACCCGACCTGCTCCTCGCGCAGCATGCGCCCCTCGAGATCCTCGATGGCGCGGGAGTGGTCGATGCTCAAATCCGTCATGCGTTCAATCGTTGTGTGTCAGTTCCACACGTCAAGCGAAAGGGTCGTACTCGGTTAACGCATGCCCGCCGGCGTGCAGATTCGCACCAGGGCCCCGGGACGGCGCCACGGGGTAAGCGAACGTCAACGCGAGCGCATCGGCGATGTCCGGTGAGGGCAGGCCGCGCTTCTTCAGGTCGTCTTTCGACTCGAGTTCGAACTTGTTCGCGGCGTTCGCGTAGCTGTACGTGGGTGCGCACAGTTCGATTTTCAGTTGCGGTATGTTCGGGATGCTCGCTCCCGATTTAAGCCACACTCCCATGTCGTGCCACATCTCTCCACGCTTATTCACGAACTGCGGTTTGGTCGGAACACCACCAAAGTTCACGCCGATGACAGCATGCCCGAGTTGATGCAAACGGTCTATCACCCCTTCACCGCGGCCCGCGTCGATGAACACCGCGTCTGGTTTCCAGTCCACGATTGCGATCGCGACTTTCGCGGCGAGCTCCATGTTGTTCAAGCCCTGGTACACCTGCGGCTCGAACGATGCGAGACCCTGGCGCCCGAAGATGACGCTCTTGTCGTCCCCGTACCGGGCGACATCCACGCCCAGGATCCGCGGGGAGTGCTCGTAGTCCTGCGGCGCGAGGTGCTTGCCTGTTGCCTCCTGCACGGTCTCGAAGGCGATTAGCTGATCGGGGTTAGATGCGCTGAAATCGTTCAGCATCTCCTGTTTGAACTGGTTCTCGCTCATGTCGTTACGCATGGATTCAATCTCTTCGGGGGATAGGGCACCGGTGTCGTAGCAGGTGTAGTTCGCGGTGAACCACTCGGCGTTCCCCAATGCCTCGAAGTATTTCTCCGACAGCAGGTTGACACCCTTCACCGTGCCGATGAAAAGCGCCCATCCCTTGCGGTCTGCAATCGCCGGTCGAAGGATCTCGCCCCACGTCTCGGGCTTCATGTCGGCGACCTCATCGAGCACCACGCCATCGAAGTAGAGTCCGCGCAGGGAGTCCGGGTTGTCCGCGCCGAACAGCGTGATCTGCGCCCCGTTGGGGAACGTGACGCTCAGTTCGCTTTCGTTGATCTTGATGCCGGGAATGGGGGCGCTGAATCGCTTGAGGTAGCGCCAGGCGATTTTCTTGGTCTGCTTGAGCAGGGGCCCCACGTAGCCGAACTGACCCTCCACCTTGCGGCAGGTGAGTGCGGCGTGGATGAGCTCCATGACGGCCATGACGGTCTTCCCGCCCCGCCGGTGGATGACCACCACCGAGAAGCGCTTGAGCCCGCGGTGGACCTTGCGCTGCCACTCCCGGGGCGCGTAGCCGAGGTCGATGCGCTCTCCCATGCCTACAGGGTGTCGTCGGGCAACGGGTCGTCCGGTGAGCGGTCAATGCCGGTGATGACCTCGATCTTCACCGCCCCGCCATCAGCGCCGGTAACCTGGGTCGGGAGGATCTTGACCAGGATGTTTGAGAAGGTCCGAGGGTCCAGTTTCGCGAGCATCTCGAGGTACTCCACGCCACCGACCCGTTCGTATGCCTCCAGGATGTCGTCCCGTAAACTCTTGGTGTATCGGTTCTTGGAACCCTTCGTCCTGCCTCGCTGCTTTTGAGCGTCCATGGTTTTGATTGTGGAACCCGTTGCAAAAAACGCAATGCCTACACTTCCAAAATCCGCCCTGTCTACACGCTTGTCTACGCTTGTCTACACGCGTCTACACGTCTCGAATCCTCGCAAAGCATTGCACGACATCGACTTGCGACTTGTCTACACGTGCTACACATAAAAACGCAGGACGACCAAAATCTCGTGGAACACGTGGGAGGCTACGTGGCGCCATATATACATATACCCCACGTTTTTTTTAATGGGGTTATGTAGACAGAGTAGACACCCCGCATTCCGTAGACGAACAACGACTTGCGCGTCTACACTTCTGTCTACTCGTCTCTGTGTCTACACGTGAGAAGCGTAGACAAGCCCACTTGCTGTGGGATGGCGTTGGGATGCGTGATGTGTCGTGGGTACACGAAGGCACGAAAAAACCCGTCCCCCACTCGGAGGACGGGCCATTTCCCCGCGATGCCAGCCACCCTCAGTTGTTAACCGGCATCGCTGTTGAGGACGTTATCCTGTATCGGTCCGGTGTCAACCCGAACAAGCGGCACGCGTGCTTGGCATCCTCCGCGGATCGGAACGTGGTCGCCCACCGGATGTCCTTGAATGACACCCACGCGTCACGGTCGCGGTCAGCGGAGAGCCAGCAGCCGGTTTCCCGGTGTTGGATGCGGAAGGTAGGGTCAGGAGAGCTCATCGCCGCGTTCGTCCTCAGGATTGGCCATCACAATCGCCACGCCGATGGTCTGCCCATCGAACTCCCCGCCGGTGACGTTGGCCAGGTAGGTCAGTTCCGGGGTCTCGAGCGAGAGCATGAGGTTCGCCAGTTCGGCCACGAGCTCACGCATGCGCTGACGAACTTCGGATTCGGTCATGGCGCGACCTCCTTCGGTAACTTCGGCAACGGCATCCAGTGGGTCACCTGCGCGCCTGTGTTCCAGCCATGCTGCTCGTCGTACTGTTTGACCCATTGCATACCACTCACCAACAACGCCAGCACGGCATCTCGTGTTTCCGGCAACCGCTCCTCGACCGGGATCCACCGTTGCTGCTGGCAGTCCGAGCCTGCCCATCCGGTTCCTCCGCAACATGGGCACAGCCATGCGCTCATTCCGCCACCTCCTTCGACAGTCCCGGCATGGAGTTGTGTTTCTTGCTCTTCTCCACTGCGATCAACGTGTCGGCCTGCTCGACCGCGGCTTCCGCAAAGTCCATGTCCGTCAGGTGGGTGAGGTCGGCATTCGCCTGCATTGCTGCGAACAGGTGCATGGCAATCTCCAAGCGGGATGGTGGTAGTTTGGTGGAGGGTGCCTTGCAGCGCTCGCACCCGTAGCACTCGCGACTCATTCCGCCACCTCCTCAAAAGCAGATCCGTCGCCCCACGAGGTCCAGAAATAGTCTTCGTCGTCGGTCTTGAAATGCACCCTGTCGTTCACTCTGGCGAGTGCAGTGAGCAACTGCCCTTTCCTGGAACGGTATTGTTTTCCAACGCAGAAACGCGTCGGTTCTGTTTTCCCTGCAGTCTGCACCTGCCCTTCTAGTCGCTTGATCTCCCGCTCGATGTACCACGCCGCCTTGCGCAGGTCCTCCAGCGGGTCCGGCGACTTAAGCCCGGCACGCCAGAGGTACTTGATGGCACTCCCCACGTTGAATGGGAAGTGCTCGGCGATTGCGATGCATTCGACCCCGGAGGGGTGTTGCGTGTAGTGCGCGGGATGGTTTACCGCGTCGTGTTGTTGTTGTGTTTTCATGGAATCAGCGTGTAGGTGGGGTTGATTATCTCCTCGGCCCAGGCCCGGGCGAATCGTTTGTGCCGATCGTGGCGCCAGGCGTACCCTCCCAGGCACACAAGCGCCGCCAGGATGACGGCAATGGTGAGTCGGTAGAGGCTCATTCGTGGTCCTCCTCGTTCGGACAAACCCAGCGACCGCAGGGTCCGTCCTCGTCGCCGTCTTCCTGCCACTCCATGCACTCACCGCATACCTTGCACTCGGGTGCGTCGTCCTGCTCGTATGGGTTGTTGGTGAGCCAGGAATCAAATGATGATGGCAATCCGTCGCGGCTCATGGTTGCACCTCCTTTTCCAGGATGGCGATGAGCTCGTCCAGCTCGACGAGTTCTGGGTTCGGGCGCACGGTCCACTCACCGGTGACGGTGTCCTGGTAAGCGATGATGGATCGAAGTGTCTCACGGTGCTCGCGCAGCACTGCGAGGATGCGTTCGGAGGTACTCATAACTGCACCTCCTTCTTAACGTCAATCTGAGTTCCGTCGCGCCCGACAATCCAAGCGCCCAGGCTTGCCCGGTACTCAATGAACTCAGCGACTCCGCCGAACTCGCCACGGCACCACCGGATGACTGCGGTGAGCGCCTTGCGCTTGCCCTGCAGGGACCCGCGAAGCTCCCCGTTGACTCGAACAGCGTAGGTGCTCATTGCAAGTCCTCCTGTGCGAGGGATGTGAACGCCAGAACAATGGTCACCAGCATGAGCGCTATGAACGCTAGCTGGAACCGCGGCGTGTCAGCCGTGCCTGCAATGATGAATGCGTCCACTGTGCTCAGTGCAAACGCTCCGGTGGTGATGTGTTTTGGTTTCATGTTGTTGTGCGTTGCGTTGTCTGCAACGGCACTGACTCTAGCGTGGGACTTCGTGGGGTCAAGTGACTTTTTATGGAAAAGAAAAACCCCATGCAAACCACTGGCTCACATGGGGTTGTTGGGTTGGGTGAGGACTTTTCTATGCGCCCGCCATCTCCGCCAGCATGGCATGCAC